AGCTGCAATAACAGCAGATGAAGAAAACAAACTTGCCAGTCTATTCCACTTGCTTTTTCCAAAAACGAGAAGATCTGGAAAAGCAATGCATCCTACAGCAGGTTTAATGGATGAAGGCACTACTTTTGATATTAATAAAGAAGGTAAAGTTTCATTTGTTATTAGCCCATCTTCTACATCTGATCCGTTGGGCGAAGGTAGAAGTGTGGAGGGAGCTATTTTAGGTGGGACTAAACTCTATTTGGGCAGACAAACAAATACCCCTACTGGAGAGCAAAAAGAATCTCTTAGATTTGATACAGCAGGTAAGATTAAAGGTACAGTAGGAAGAGATGAAGGGGTTTTGGGAGAATCTATAAATATTACAACACAAGGCGGGATAAATGTAACAATACAACAGCCAGTTACAGCAGGCCCTGATTCTGGTAAATCTCTAAAAATAACTGTGCAGAGTGGAAACGTTGAACTCAATAATACAGGGCCAGGAACAATTGAAGTTAAAACTCCTCAGAATAATATTAAAATGGATGGTACAACAGGACAACTTGATATTAAAAGTCCTAGTGGTAATGTAAATATCGAAGCGACAGCACAAAATGTTAATATTCGAACAGTAGGAGGACAAGTTCAATTACAAGGCCCTACATTGCCTTTGGCGGGAGTGGTTACTCAAAAGCATGTGTGTGCTTTTACTGGAATGCCTCATCCGCAAGGGTCATCTAATGTATTGGCAACATAATGCCGTTAGTCCCTAATACAATGCGTACTCGCGTTATTAATAGTTTGAACACTTCAGGTAATTTTTCTATTGGTTCTTCAGGCCCAACTTATGCTTTAGTAGATGCTGCTTGTCAGGCTTTTGTACCACTTTGGGTAACTTCAATATCTGCTGATATGCGTCCAGGGACTGGCCCACCACCTCCTGGAGTTTATTTACATGCCCACTCCTTTACAGGGGCTAATTTAATTACAATTACAAATGCTTATCAAACATCTATTTATGGTTTTGCTGTTGCCTCTGAGGAATTTGGAATACCTCCAATGCCTCCTGCTCTAACAGCAATGTTATTTTTAACACAGTGTTGGGCACAGGAATTTATAAAATTTGTTGATAGTATGTGGTTAAGATCTAATATTCAAGATGGGGGAGTTGTTCATAACCACTTTAATCGTCCGCCTCCTGCTCCTCCGACTAACACTCATTGGGAATCACTTGATTCCGATACTAAGATTGCTGGGTATACTACCATATTGGTTCGATCTATAAGTAACTGTATGACTACGAAGATGGGATCGACAAAGTTTAATCCGTCTGACCCTTTATCTCAGTTTAATTCTTTTATTACTGAACTGACCAAGGCTTTTTTAGAGGAAATCAGAGATAATTCTGTAATAGTTCCGATTGTAGGGGCTGGGCATATTCATGCTTTATTATAAGGATAAAAAAGATGTTTGATTATCTAGGTACTTTTACACGATCTCAGTGGAATGTTCTTAAATCTTTTATAATAGCAGAGAAATTAGATATTAGTTATCGTCTTACTCATCTAACTGCTTTACAAACTAGACTCAAATCTCTAAGAGAAAAATTAATGCTCGCTGATAATGCTTTAGGTGGTACTTCTTTAACTGGAAATGCCGGAGATTCAAGTACAGTTGTTAGTGAAGGCACTACTGCAGCCCAGGCTTTAATTAAGCAATTACCAAATCAATCCAGATATGGTGCAAGTATACCTACAGTAGTTGGAGGCGACCGTCCATGGCAGGATGAACCTATTTCTTTTAATAAACTAGTTATTTCTGATCAAGGTATAGACGATTTATCAAATGGAATTTTAGTTGAAGATTTAAAACATTGGATTTATGAACAAATTAAACGGCGTAAAGAATATATAGAATATAAATTAAAAAAGGTTAATGACGCTATTGAACAAATAGAATACGAAAAACAATTGTTGACGGCTATACAAGTTACTACTACAAGTGCTTATCTTGAATCTAGGATTAGGACAATAGAAGGCAGATTTATGAACCCAAATTACCAGAATTCATCACTGTTTGAGACTGCCGAATCCTTTAGAACCTTTCCAAAGTTACCTGCAGTAGCTTCTCAGACAGAAATTGGTTTAGCTACAAAATCACAAAGTGTTATTGATCAGGAGACCACTAGTAGTGTCCTTAAATATAACGCTAATGTTCGTAAACCTTCGACTAAAGGTTATGGAAGGTCGGGAGGTTAAAATTGTCGGTTGATTTTTCGTTATCTCATGTTTGTCCACATAAGGTCTATTGGGAACATTTAGAGTTAGAATCAGATAGGCGATCTTTGAAACCTTTGAGACCACCCTCTAGCGAAAGTGTTACCCTTAGAGTTAATGGCTTTGTTGTTACTAGAGATAATTTGGTGTGGGGTTATGATTTAGTTAAAGATCCTGCAAGAATTGATGGTGGTAGGATGGTTTATTTTAGAAATAAGATTAAATCAACTGGAGATCTTTTTGAATTTTCTTACAATACTTCTGCTTCAAATTGTAGACGGTGTGCTGGCCTAAGAGTTGAGGATGATTTCTTTTTTAATCCTCTGGGTTTGATTGTTATTCTTAAAGACGAAGCAAAACTTACCCAAGATATGCGTAAATTTGTTATTACGAAAAGATCCTCAAATTCTTTTCATCCTTATATTGGTGCAGGCATAATTGAAATGATTGGTTCAAAGTTACTTGACGCTGGTTTTACTGAAGTTACAATGACTGAAGAAATTGTTGAGACTCTTGAAAATTTGAAAAATCTCCAATTACAACAACAAAATATACAAACAGTAACTGATCGAGAATTTATTTATAGAGTTATTTTGGTAAATGTACAACAAAGTAAGATTGACCCTTCGGTTTTTAATGTTCAAGTTGTTGCTGTAAATAAGGCTGGTGAAACAGCTGAAGTAGAACAAACGTTAAGTGTTCCAGGCGCCCAAAATTTATTATATGGAGACCCACGAGGAGTTCCAGGTGATTCCAATTATCTTGGCTCCTCACAAGAAATTAGATAGTGAGGCATAAATGGCTGCTCCGCCTGCTCCTGTAATTACGTTACCGAATAGTGGCATAAATTTTTCGACGAATATTGCCCAGCAATCAGTTTCTGGGACCTGTGACGCTTCTACTCATGAAATTAGAGTAAATGGAAGTCCTGTTGGGGTTGATTATACTCCTGGAGATACTGTTTGGTCATTCCCTGATAGAACTTTAGAATCAGGAGAGAATACCTTTTCTGTTACTGCTTTAAATGTCTCTATGGAAGAAAGTCTACCAGATACTATAACAATTACTCTTTTAGGTGACGATGAGCTTTCTTTGGTTGTTACTGCTCCAACTGGTATTTCAACTGAATCTAAGAAAGATTCAGTTACAGCCTCTTGGGTTAAGAATCCTGAGCCTCAAGTCGTGGGTTATAATCTTTATGGAAGTACTGATCCAGGAGGAGGCGTTACTGGTTATACACGTTTAAATGTGGATTATATTTCAAATCCATATAAATCGGAAGAGATAGAAACTCTATTAACTGAAGAGATAGAACAGGCTGGGACTATTAAAAAGGTTATAGATACATATCAGATACAAACTCGGATCTATTATGCTTTTACCCAGACTTTAGATCCAACTACAGGGGAGTCGCTTCAAGCGGGTGTTAGAAGATATTTTGTAGCAACTGCTGTGGGTTTTGATCCAGTATTAAATGAAGAAGTGGAGAGTATTTATAGCGGAGAAGTCAGTGGATTACCTCAGTTAATTGATACTTCAATTAAAGATTTAGTGCCTAGGACTTCTTATGATGTTTCCATAAGTCAGATTACTAGAATTCAAGAAACAAATCCAAATGTTGATTTAAAGCCAGGCACAGTCACCCGAGATGTGATGATTGACCCACCTTCTGAAGAATTTGAAAGACTTTATATTGTTCAAGATTTTGTTCATAGATCTCAAAGCTTTTTGACCCTCGTTGCTTTTGATGACGCAGATGGTGACGGTATTAGTGACCCGGTAGAAGATTCTCCCCAAAAACAAGCTTTAAAACAAGCTTTGTTTTTAGAGACCGATGAAGCCACACAACAATTAATTGATGAGGCATTTACTAAATTAGCTGGAGACTTCAATGTAGAGCGTAAAGAAGCAACAGCTTCTCGGGGATCTTTAACTATTTATACGTTATCATCAGCAGCTCCAACAAAAGATATTGTTGTTAATCAAGGAGCATTATTCTCAACGACTCCAGATTCTTCAACAAATACTCCGGCAATTTTATTTGTAGCTTTATCAGAGGCTCGGATTCGTGTTTCTTCTCTTTCCTTATTTTTTAATCCAAGAACAAATCGTTACGAAGTCACATTTCCGGTAGAAGCTCAAGAATCTGGAGCTTCTGGGAATGTTTCAGCGAATACTATTGTGAATATTGTGAGTGGTGTAAATGAACCGGCAGGTGTAACAAATGATCTTGCTTTTGCTTTTGGCACAGATCAAGAGAGTAATGTTAGTTTGGCAACACGTGCAATGTTAGCTTTTGTTTCTCTTGATACTGGAACAAAAGGTGGTTATCTCGCAACTGCTTTAGCTGTACCAAATGTTGTGCGTTCCCAGGTTATAGATGCTGGTAATACTTATATGGAGAGAGACTGGGATGAAGTTCGTTTAAAGCATATAGGAGGGAAGGTAGATGTTTATATTCAAGGTGAAGTAATAAATGAGATAACCGAAAGATTTGCTTTTCAATATCCGGAAATACAAGATGAGTTAGCTTCTGTTGAAAATGTTGCAATGTTTCAATTTCGAGTTTTAAATACAGAAGTTACTGTAGAAACTCCTATTTTTGAAGTGACAAAAGTTCGGAATCTTACTCGTTTAAATGATTATGATTTAACTGGTTATTCCATTGTAGATGGGGTAATCATAGATTTAGATGAAACGAACCCAGCAAATATTGCTATAGGCCTTGATAGTCTAGATACAATAGAAGTTACATATAAATATGTACCAGTAGTCACACATATCTTTAATAATCAACCAATTATTGAGGTCACCGATGTAACAGGGGAAGTTTCTGGGGACCTTAATGATAATTATAATGTCTATAGAGAAGAAGATCCACTTTTGCTTGGAGATTCAACACAAGCCTCAGATTCTATTGAAATTTTTAAATATGGAAGCAAGCCTGTCGATTCTTTACAATCGACAACAGAGGATTTAGTTTTATCTGGAGAACAGGAGGTCGAATTAGCAAAGGTAGGAATTATAGAATCAACAATTGTTGTTAAAAATGAAGCACAGACTATTACATATACTAAAGATGTAGATTATTCAATTACTATTGGTACTTATGAAACAGCATCTTATATTAATCGTCTTGCGAGTGGTTCAATTGGGAGTGGTGATTTAGTAAAAGTCAGTTATCAAAGTGGTGAAAATGTTGTTGTTAAATATCTGCATAATTCTTTATTAGGGGAAGTACAGGAAGAAGTTAATGAAATGAAACATGTTACTGCAGATGTTTTGGTTAAGACTGCTCAGAAAAATGATACCACTATTGAAGCGATAGCAGTAATTGATAGTTCAGCTGACGAAGTAACTGTAGATCAAACTATACGTACAAGAATTTCACGTTATATGGCTAATTCGCCTATTGGTTTTTCTGTGCACCAAGGAGATATTATAGCGATTATTGCAAATACATCAGGTGTTATTTATACTGTATTATCTCCTGGTTTAACAAAACTTGTTCGTTCAAATGACTCAAGAGTTTTCAGAGAGGAAGTAGCACCCACTTGGCAGTGGTATTATTTGGATCATGTTGATGTTTATATTACGTCTGTAGATGTTCTACAATATAATACGATTGATGGAGGGGGGCGAAAAAAGCAAATTGGAACTGGCCCTGGTTATATTTTTAGACATGTAGAAATATTTGAAGATAATGAACCTTTAACTATGGTAGATGCAGAGGCTGATGTTGGACGAGTTGCGGGTCAAGGTTTCATTAAGGGTGACGGTCGTTTATTAGTGAGTACTTTAGATGGCGCTTTGCCTAGTACCCACTCTTATAAAGTAACGTATTATGTTTATAATGAAACAGGTGCTTATGATATACAAGCAGTTGACTTTGAATATTTGGCTCTTGGTGAACTAAACTTGACTTTGAGAGCGCAGTCTAGTTAATGTCAAATTTACAGTTTAATGCCGAATTTTTTAGAGATGGGCAACAAAGAAGAGTTCTATTGTGGAATGAAACTAATACTGTTTTACAGAAACTTCTCAGTCAACTCCCAAGTAATTATATCTCAACAATACCTTCTACAAATTACGCTACTTTTCAAAAAGCAATTGCTGAAGAATCTGGTTTAGCCCGTATTACCCATGAAGACATACAGAATGACTTTTATTATGAAACAACACGATCTGCTTTTTTATATCAGGTTTTGGGTTACCTTTTACATGGTACTCAGGTAGAAAAGTTTTTCCCTCCGAATTATACTGATGAACAGTACCGCAATTTTTTAATTGCTCTAAAAACCGTACTATTTGGTGGAAGCCGCCCTAAAAATATAGAAACAGGAACTCAAATATTTACTGAGGTTCCAATAAGTGTTGTTGAGATCTTTAAATTAATACCTCCTTATGGTGATAGTCTTGCTTATGATATTTCAGATCAATTCGGTTGGTATTTTGAAATAGATGTTCCAGAAATTGGGCCGTTTGATTTGGCTGGGTTGGAAGGCGGTTTAAATTTCTTAGCAAAAATTATTAAACCTGCCCATACTTGGTATGAATTACACCTTATTTATAGAGATACTTATTACACAACAGGTAAATGCATTACTCTTTTAGGTTCAACTGGTTATCTTTTAGCTGCCAGAATTGTCGTAGATAAAACTGCGGGCAGTGATCTAGTTTTAATAGATGGTGTTATAGAAAATTCAGTTCGTAATCGAATAACTTCTTTAACTGATCCATCTTTAAAAGTTGGTAATAATGTTAGAGTTGTAACAGATAGTAATACAACTTTTCGAGATAATATTGGTAATACCTTAACTTTTTCTGATTTAAATATTAATGATCTTGTTTATGTTGAGGGTACAATAGTAGATGCTCCAATTAATGCTGATGGTTTTTATAACCAACTTAAAACTACACCGACAGCAATTTGTGATGTTGTAAAATCTGATCTTTTTGATTATGACTATGATGATGCCCGTAAGTGCTGCGAAGATCTTAGAGAATTAAAACATATTGTAGCTGAGGATATTACAGGTAAGAATTATACTCTAGATGCTTATCCGCCAAGTCGAACTTTCTATACTCAATTTGGCCCTTATACTGATTCATCTGGTAATTTGACTTATGATGTAAGTGATCTTACAGTTAAGGTGAATGGGATCCCTGTAGCTGTCCAACAAATCTTTCCTCAGATTGGTGTTATTTTGTTAACAGTAGCACCTTTGGCTGGTGCTACAGTAACTGTCACTTATTACTATTTTGAAGAACCTTATTTACATATGGCCCTAAATACATTTGGTTCTCTTTTAAATGACTATCATAATGATATGATCGGGAGACTTCCACAGAACACTGTTTTATATCCTGCTCCATTTACTACATGCGACCCAATACAGATTACCTATGATTATAAAGGTTTTGAATTAGCCTATTCGGCAGTTTTAAATGATAATATAAAGTATTCATTACTATTGAATGATACAAGCCGTTTAAATGTTAATGGGAGTACATTAAATCATTATAATGTTATAGATAGTCGATCTCCGATCATCAAATATGGGGCTGATTGGGTAGGGCCTCCAGATATTCATTTTTTATCTGGAACTACGACATTACCTCCGGATACGCCTTTAATGAAACTTACAATGGATGTAATTACTGCTCAAATAGAATATTCAATAATTCCAGGAGATAGTGATGTTTTAAATTCTTTGACTGATTTACTTAATTCTTTAGCTTTACCTTTCAGATTGAATTATGTAAGCTACAATGTTATCAATAGTTTTAGATATGCTATATATACATGTATGTCGGAGTTTTTAGAAACTACCACTTCTGGAACTGGAGGCTATCTTTCGATTGCTTGTGACAATAGATTAGATATTTCTTTAAGCGGTGATTTCCTAAGTGATACTTATAGCGGTATGACAGATACAAGTTGTGGTATTTCGTTACAAGGCTTTGAGTGTAATGACCAAGCATGTCATCTGAATGAAGATGATAATGAACGTGATAGAGTTGGGCCAATAGGTGTTTTACTGTTAGGACCTTAAAATAGTTCACTAATACATCTGAATTAAAGTTATGCGATTCGAAGATACTTATAAAATCAGGAGAAATGTAGATCAATTTAGAGGATCTGAAATGAGATTTAATGAGGAATATAGAGTACCTAAACAAATCACGGGACATGTCTGGGCTACTCTGCGACATATTGATGGGTCCGAAGAAAAGTTTGATTTTGGTAATCTGGTTATAAATGATGCAAGTATTTTAGTAGCGAGATTGCTATCAGATAAGAATGATCCAGTTTGGGGCATAAAGTTTTTGGCTGTGGGCAGCGGCGATGCTACCTGGCCAGACCCGCCTCCTAGCCCAACAGGAGCAGAACATGGCCTAATTAGTGAAATAGCTAGAAAAACATTCTCTTCGGTAAATTTTATAGATGGTTCCGGAGCTGTTACGACAACGCCAACTAATGTAGTTGATTATGTGACAATTTTTAATCAGGGAGAGGCTGGGCCTGCGGCGCTTCGCGAAATGGGACTGGTAGGTGGAGACGCGATTTCGACCCCAGTTGCCTTTGCAAATGGTGGGAAGAATACAGATGTGTTTTTCAATCTTAGGCGATTTTCTGTGATAAATGTTCCGGCAACTGGCACCTTAACGCTTGTTTGGCGTATAACAACATGACTAAAAGAATTTGCTATTACTGTGAGCAAGTTTTTGAAGTCCAAGAGAGAAAGACTGGAATTTTTGTTTGTGATATCTGTAAAAAACAAAGATCTCTTAAACCTAGAACTTGCGCTATTTGTAAAGAAATCTATTATTTAGAAAAATCTCCGAGGGGTAGAGTTTTTTATTGTTCAAATTGCAAAACAAAAAAAGATTCACATTTTCGTACATGCAAAGGATGTGATGAATTAAAAGAATTTACAAAAGATCCTTGGGATCGAGGATATTGTTATTCATGTAAAAAAAGTTGGGATTATGGAGAATACATTGTTTGTCCTTTGTGTTTTAATGAATGTAATGATGAAATCTATTCAAGACAAAAACATATAACACCCCGCCATTTAAAACTCCATAATTATACGATAGAGCAATTTAAAAAGGAGTTTCCAGGTTTAGATAAAAATACTTTTTGGAAGTATCTTGGTAAACGAAAACTTACTGCTATTCCAACAGATAGTGATAGAAATTATAGAGTAATTGAGTGTTTTGTCGAAGATTGTTTTTGGAATGGAAAAACGAGTTATGTTCGTCATCTCTATAAAGAAGCAGAAGGCCGTTTTGCTGTGAATAAAAAACATCAAGATTTTATTGATTATATTATAGATCTCTATACTAAACAGAACTGGACAAAATCGATGTTAATCAAAGAGTTTAAATTTATTCCAGACGAAATTTTTAGAAGGGAAGGTATTCCTTTTAAAACTCGTAAAGAAACAGCACAGGATGTTCTCAAACATGGAAATAATCCGATGCAAAATCAAGAGATCATCGATAAGTTAACTTTGGAGAATTGGCAACCTTTAGATGAACCTAAAATTAGGAAATGTAAACGTTGTGGAGATGATATTTTAGTCTATCAGAAATGTTCAAGTAAATCTTATTGTGACAAGTGCGCAGAAGAGAAATATAGAGAACGCTATGAAGAAGGATTAAGGAAAGGAAAGGAAAGCCGCCATAAAGAACTCGAAATTGAAATAAATGGAGAAATATTTTTTAAAGACCAGTGTCCCCGTTGTGGAAAAGAAACACTTGTTGAGTCTCTACATATTCACCATAAGTATTGTTTTGAATGTTTTGAAGAATTTAGAGCCCCAAAACATCCGCTACTTTTTCTTTATAACATGTATTTCAGGGCATGCTTTAATTGTGGACAATTTATAAATATGCAAAATAGAAGCAAGTACGCTACTTATCTTTATTGTCATAAATGTTATGTAGAGAGTGAAGAAGCGAAACCTATTTCTCGTGGACCTAATTGGGGTAAACAGCAACAGAAGGCTTTAGAAAGGGATAATTGCACTTGTCAGAATCCTGGATGTGGTAAGACAAAATCTAATTTAGGTTGTAATCCTTCAGTCCATCATATTACTCCGTTTAGAAAGTTTGGTTACAAACCAGGAGAAAACATGAGTTATATTCAAGCAAATGATCTAAATAATCTTATTTGTTACTGCAATACTTGTCATGGTAAGTTTGAAAATAAACCAGATATTTGTAAACAACATCTTGAACAATCTCAGTTATTAACAGGAGCGACATAACCACATGAATGCTCTTAAAGTTAAGAACTGCAAATTAACAAATAGAGAAGCACAAGAATATAAGATTTTGTTTAAGATAGATAGAGATGGGAATCTCGACCCTAGAGATGTTAAACTATTACAGAAAGAAAATAATTCTTTTGTGGAAGTTCCTTATCTTAAGGCTCTTTCATTAACTGTTCATCGAGATTATGTAGATTTTCATATTGATCAAAGACGAATGGTTGAATCAACCTGGAGGTAGTAATGAATTTACCACAAGATGGTACAGCAAGTGGAACTCAAGGTGGTTGGCCCCAAACTCAGATAGATGCTATAGTTTCTGGGGCTGATATGAGAGATTTTTATAATAAAACTACTGGATCTAATTGGCGAAATTCATCTGGATATTTGCTTGATTATAAAGTAAATTATCTTTTAACTGGAGTAAATGTAACAGCTTATTAAAAGAGGTAAAAAATGGCTCTCGATTATGGAAGTCAAGTAAGCAGGACATTACAACCAGATGATCGGAATTTTCTCGATGTTGTCTGGGACAAGGGCAAACCGCCTTTGGATAGTGAATTAACTTTAATGTCGGATATTCGAGATGTTCAATCTCGACGGGCAAATATTAAACTACAGTCTGGTGTTTTAAACTTTCGTTTATCTGGTTTTGATGAACTCTATAAAGGGACAACTGATATAGTTTTTCCTTCTGCATTTCTTGGTGAAAATGAATTTATTATTCAGAATTTCAGAGCAATTGTAAATGGTTGGGTTTTAGATCTTATCGATAGTTCAGTCGAGGGCGGTAATTTTACTACAGATGGTTGGATTTCGGTAGAGATGCCGACTCCGCCAGCTGCTGGTCAAAGACAAGATCTTATTTTCCTAGAAGTATATAGAGTATTAATTAGACCTAATTCAACAGTTAATAAGCCGGCAGTTGACAAGATCTATAAGTATGGTAATACTCAATATCGTGGAACTCAATTGACAGATGATATGGAAGATCCGTCTGTAGGTGTTGAAACTACTCAGAGAGTTCAACTACAATTTCGACTTAGAACTGTTTCTGGTGTTAACTTTACTAATTATCCAGAAGGTGTTGATGACCCAACTGTAAAAGCACGTGGTCCAAATACTGGAGATACTTCTTATACCTATACAAATCAAGGTTCTACTTCAAATGATCATGGTCTTTTTAGAGCAGGGAATGGTGACTCAACTTCTCGCAGTGTTCTTGGAACAGTAGACGGTTATATTTATGCAATTCCTGTTTTAGGAGTACATCGCAGAAACTCAACTGCTTATAATGTTCACACTAACCCGAATGGGTCAGGAGTTAGTGTAGGAGATAGCACTAAGAGTGATAGACCTGATGGTATGTTTAATGACGAAATTAATGAAAAGGATATCATAGATCTTCGGCATTTGGTTTTAGATTGTGAATGTAGTCTTTCTGAAATGGTGAATTTAAATTTTGATCAACTTCTTCGAGGACAAAATCAAAATTCTTGGGGCAATGATTATGTTGGGGCACAGAAGGGTACAAAATTACTTCAGGTTGACGGCATAAGTGCTGTGGATCAACCAGGTATTTATGATTTTGCAGCTCCTGATGGTTTTAGACGAATGTTTACAGATAAAACTATCACTCAAACTATTCCATTTTCATTTCTTGAAAATGCCGATAGCACTTTTACAAATGCTTATATTACTTTTGCTTACCAGACAGTCCTAAAAAATATAACAATAACTTCGATTGCTCCGAATACAATTCCGGGCACAGGAGTAGTCTTAGTTTGGAGATCTACAGGAAATACGGTTGCAACTTTAGGCTGGCATGTCGTTAGTAATTACCAAATTTGGGCGACAATTGATGTAGCTGACCCTAATTATATAGCCGGAGGACGCATTGACGCAGTTTTTTATCTGATATGGACTCATGTAGTAGGAAACCAAGGAGATGGTTTTAGACATGTACCAAATCATCTTTACTATACATTTAATGCGAATATAGCCCAGAATGAAAGAATGGGTTTTAGTTATATAGAACTTGAAAAGCGGACTGTAGGTCTTTTTGAGACAACTCTATCAGCCTTCCCTTCTATAGGAGGTAATCAGGATTATATTGAAGATATTAATCCTGCTGCAAATCAAACAAGTTATTTTAGTACGCAGAAAGGAGCTTTGCGAGTTTATAATGGTTTTATGCAAGGGAACGGGACAGCTACTTATAACTTCCCATCTACATTAGCCGGATTTGCTATTACAGGTTTCTATAGATTTTGGAATTATACTGATCCACTAAATCCAGTTCAGATACATCCTAGTAGTGTTACAAGAGCAGTTGGAAGTTACACTGTAATTTTTGGGCAGGTTTTTACCACAAATCAAGTAATTAAATATGAAGCTACTCTTAGAATTAAAAGCCTTACAATAGAAAGACATGCAAAAGGCATAGTTGAATCCTATGCGGCGGCAACTGAATCAATGGCAGGTACAGGTGCAAGTAATTATACTGTTACATCTTCATCTGGGGAGATTATACATAAAATGGGAGTTTATGAAGACTTATTAGGAGAAAAAAATTATGCCTATGTTAATGGACTTCGTAGACAGATAACAGTAAATTATGGGGAAGGTACCGGGGCTGTTAGTGTTGCTTTTCCTGTTGCTCCAGGTGCAGCTGATACAATAATCTTTGAGTTTGTTTCAACTTATACTCCCACTGCAAGTGATCGCCTGCAGATTTATTATGAATATGACCCATATCAAGGTCTTGGTCTGGACATTGATGAAGCTGTTATTAAACAAATTTCTCAAAAAGGCATAATGCATTCTATTGGTACGGGGGGCAATAGTTGGGTATCTCTTCCTTTTCCTCTTTCATCTCAGGTTGGTTATACTGATATTGAGATATCTTCAATATCTGCAAAATTACCTTTAAATGGAAATTATTATGATGCTGACCTCGATATGACTGCTGTCGCTGTCGTTGATTCAGCAATGCCTACTGGTTTAAGACGTTTAGATTTATATGAATCAATTAAGCAAGCATCTGTCATATATTCAAGGCCGACTACAGGTGCTCCGCCCTTAAGTTCTACTTATACTGCTTACACTCATACCTATGAAGGCTTAAAATTAAGAGTTACAACACCTTCTGGTTCTTATTCAGTTCCAGTTCCTCAAAGGGGCCTAAGTGATGCCCTAACTGTAGACAAAGGAACTGGTGTGATTGACCCTTATTTCTTTCAATACTCAAACCCAACACCTGATGCCCCTTATCCGGCTGTTGTCCAGTATGTGCATTGGTTTATCATTAGCTTGCCGCCTGAAAATGAGTTATATTTGTTTATTTTGACTGATACCAAAACTGGAGGCACTATTGGTTCAGCTTATTCTGATTATTCGATTACTGGTTTAACCGCTTATGATGTTTTTCGTTTACGCTATAGACCTTTATTGAGCAGAAGATGATCAAGGAGATCTGAAGTGAGCAGTAATGTTTCGAGAGATACGTTTATCCCATCACGGGGTTATCAAGAACTAATATTCAGTCAAAATAGGCCAGTTCTTGATGCTGAGCTGAATGAATGGCAAGATGTTTATCGTCGGCGTGAAGAATTAATTGAAAAATCAGGTATAGGTAATGGAGCAATTGGCGATGGTTTTTTATCTCTTTCATCCGGTAGCCCAAATTCTCTTTTAATTTATCAAGGTACTTATTATAATGAAGGTCGAGAGTTAACACTATTCAGTAATGTCTTAATTACAGGTTTAACGACTCCTGGGGCTAATAGAACTGATTATGTTTATATAGAGTATTATGATACAGAGATTGATGGCACAGTTGACCCAAATATTATTGATCCTGTAATAGGTATTGAGACTGCTTGTCGTAAAAAGACTGTAATTAATGTAAGAGTTGCTGAAGGGACAGCAATCCCTCAACCAGCTGCCGGCAGAGTTCATGTACAAATAGCTACACTTAGTAGAACAGCTGGCAATCCAAATATAACCTCAACGATGATAACTGATGACCGGAAAAAAGCCTCACGCAATTTTGTAATATCAGGTTTAAGGCCTTCACATACGGGAGGTTTGGCCTATGCAATGACTTTAGGCTCTTGTTTTGTAGCAGACACAAAATATACATTAGGATCTTTTGCTGGGGCGGTACCTGCTGCTTCAACGCGATATCTTTATATAGACAATGCTGGAACTTTACAATTAGCTGCGACTCTACCTACGACATTTAATACTCCGCTAGCTAAATTTGTTTCAAATGCTACAACTATAACCTCGCTTACAGACCTTAGAATGTTTAGTAATTTAGCTACTGATACTCCTAGAATTGATGTTTCAATTAATATAGACGGTTCCTTTAAGGATGATACGGTAACTCTGGGTAATATTAAGATTTTAAGGCCGCATCAGCAAACTACTCCAAATATGACCGTTTATGTAGAAGCGGGAACATACATTTCGTCAAATGGTCAAAAAGCAATTACATATGCTGGTGGCTCAAGTCCTGTTTTTGCTTTGCCTGTAGGCAATCCTAAGATTGATTTATTAACGATTGATGACTGGGGCAATCTTGCAATTACACCTGGTATTCCAGGAGCTATTCCAGTTGCTCCTGTTTACCCAACTGATAAACAAGTTATTGCAGAAGTTACTGTAAATCCAGGCGATACACAAATATTAGATTCTCAAATTAGAGATGTTCGGGGTTTTCTTAATTTGGGTGGAGGTTTAGGTGTTCAAATTAATCGAGATGACTTTGCGTCCGCAGCTGGTCAGCAAATCTTCTCTTTTACTTTTACATATACCCCAGGTACAGATGATCTTTTAGTTTTTAGTGCTGGGCAACTTCAAACAAATAATTTAGATTATTTAGAGTCTTCCTCTAATACTATTACATTTATTCATGGAAGAGTTGCAGGTGAAAGAGTTAGTGCTATTCGGATTTCGGGAGGCGGTGGCCCAGGTGCCGGAGCACCCCAGCTTTATCAAAGATTTACAGCAACTGCGGGCCAGACAATTTTAAATATTACCTCTGGAAGTTATACTCCAGGAAATGATTCATTACGTGTTTTTAAAAATGGCAAAAAATTAACTCTTCCAAATGATTATACAGAACCTTCTACAACACAGGTAATTTTGGCAGTCCCAGCAGCTGCCGGAGCTATTTATGAACTTATAGTTGAGGGTGGTACTGGGACAAGTCCAACTGCGAATGAACCCAGAAGTGTTCCAGTATCATCTTTTTCTGCGGATCCTTCTGCTTCCCCTACAGCCGGGATTATTTCAGGAGCTGTTTCTGGTGTTGTAGCTATAGATTCTATAGATTTTTCTCCGACTGCTACACAGAGAATTCGCTTTTCAATACCTGCTCCTCGAGATATACACTTAGGTGGTGTTTATGGGGTTTCTCTTCAGTTTTGGATTGCCTCTGGTTTAACTGCCCAACCTGCGGCGGGTATATTTGTTCGTGTACACTATGCTGTTTTAGATGACGGTGAAAATGTTATAACCGGGGGTAATAGATCCACAGTAACAACTGCCGTAACTCCTTTTGGGGCCTCAGCAAATACAGTAGAATATGTAAATCTTGCATTAGTCCCAACTCACTTTACTAGTAATACTACATTTATAGCATTTGAATTTGAGAGAGATGTAATAGATCTCAGTGATACTTATAATGATGTTATGCGGTTATGCGACGTTAGATTTAAATATGTTTCCGCGTAGAAAGGAGATATAAATGCCTCCTGAGAAAAGGCTTGAAGCAAGCCAGTCTTTTGTATCTGATACAAATGCAGTATTAAAAATTTTAACACTCAATACTGGAACTTGGCTTCAAATTGAAATGTTTTCAGGTGTAGATGACCAGAATTATCGCTCTTTAAGGCATAGAGCTGCTGGGGGGCCTCCTTGGATTATTGTTGATACAACGTCACCAGCGGGACCAAATGCTATAGATGTTGGCCCTCCGGCAGCTGCGCTCACTTGGTATTATTTGTATATAATTGGAGATTCTACTGCAAATCTCCCTACTGCTGGGCTACTTTCAACGAATATTGAAGCTCCTTATGGTCCTGGTCCTACTTTACCTCCCGGCTATGATTTAAGCCGTAGGGTAGGAACAACCAGAACAGATGCTTTAGGAGCTCTTCTTAATTTTAGAAAGTTTGGCCAATTTGCTATATATGATCAGTATGCAGCAACTCTAGTTTATTCAGGTAATATTCCAATACCTATTACAGCAGTGCCAGTCGCTAATTTTGTTCCAGCTACTGCAGAAAGATGTCTTGTTATAGTTGAGCTTTGGGATAATGTTGGAGCACCTACTGAATTTATTGATATTTATGGAGAACATATAGGTCCAGTTGCTTTAGGTCCGACTTTTCAGGTAACAGCGACAACAACGAATCCAGGTGTTACACAAATTAATTCTATGTGCGGTTGGGTACATACTGGAGGCAATATTTATATGGCTGGGACAGGAAACCCGGGATCTCTTGCAAATATTTATATTGCAGGTTATTGGGAAGACGATGCCCCAGCAATTTAAATTTAGATTAAAAGGAGTGAGAATGAAAGAGGCAAAGACGAAAAAAGAATTTGAAGTTTTAGGCCAACAGCATTTTGATTTTAAAAAGAAGAGATTTAATCAAAGGATTTTGAAACCGATTGTTGTTTATAGAAAGAAAACTGGAGAAGTTTTATCTGTAAGTTTTTCTAATAGAGATGATGAGTTAGGAAAGATAGATCAAAGATTGTATGCAATTTTAGAATTAGATGATGCTACTTTGCCCTGTCCCATACAAGATTATGTTGTAAAGAAAAATAATTTAAAGAAAAAGCCTAAAAAACAACTTAAGATTAACAAAAAGAAGCAATTAGAACATTTTTTAGTATCTTTAAAAATAAAGGCCGAAATGGCTGAAAAAAATAATTTGAAGGAAGCTTTCAAAGAATTAAATGAACAAATTAATTTACTTGAAAAACAAATTAAAGATCTTGGAGTTTAATTAGATGCCAACTTTTCTTTTGCGGGAACGGATAGGCGATTTTGCTGTACATCCTACCTATCCTGAAGGAATGAATGTTACTGTACAACCGGGAGTCTTAATATCAAATACTGGTACTTATATTACAGGAATTCCTGATTCAAATAATTATGGTTCAGCTCAGGTACTTTCTTCATCTCAAACAGTAGGGCCTTTTGTTGCCCCAGCAGCAGGAACACTTAGAAATGACTTGATAGTCATTTCTACAGATCTGACTATTAATGTAATTACAGGAACGCCTGTAGCTGTTCCTGGACCTGCAGTATCTCCTGTTTTCCCGTCAAATGTAATTCCTCTAGCTGAAATTTCTCTTACAGCAGCAACTGCTTCAATTGGTTCAGATGAAATTCAAGATGTGAGGTCCTTTTTAACTCCCCATCAAGATCGAACACGCAAGATTCGTATTGACACATGGGAAGCAGCCGGAGTAGCTCCGGCTGCTGGGACATCAGGAGATTTTAGTACGACTATATTTAATGCCGGTTTAGGAGCTGGCGTTAAATTTTCAATAACGATTCCTGAGGACTTTGATTACAATAGAAGTATGTATTTGAAGTTTCGTGGTTTTACTGGAGCTGCCGGAGGGGCAGGTAATGTCCAGTGGGACGTTGATGTCACAAGAGTAGCCTTGGGCGCTGGAGCTGGGACCTTTCCTCCTGGTGTTACAGCTACAACAAATAATGTATTCGCAGCTCTTGATGATCTTTCCTATGAAGTTTATAGTATGCAAATCGCTGGCTCCGTTGGGACAAAACATTTTAATTTAAGAACATTATTACCTGGAGATCTCTTAGCTTTCGTCATTACTCGGAATGCTGGTGATGCTTATCTTGGTGCTGTAAACATCGTGGAAGCAACTATTGATTATAATGTTGGCTATTCAGTATATCCAGGCTAATCGGAGAGAAAACGATGACTTTTTTGTTTCAAGTTCCCCAGCCTGCTGATTATGTTGGGGGCTCTTGGAGTAACTTAGAAATTACTCCAAACGCCGCGGCATATCAGACTAAATTTGAGATCAGAAGTTTTCGAGGTATTAGCGGGGATGGTTCATTTCATTTTAATATTACCTCAATATTAATTGTAAATTCAGGTACTATTGGCGCTAATGGGATTGATACTGGGGCCTTGGCAGCAAACAAAAATTATTATATTTGGGTCATTGGGGATTCAAATGGCATAAAAGCAAATGCTGGGCTTTTAAGTCTTAAAAATGGATTAAATGGTAATCCAACGATGCCGACTGGTTATGATAAAAAGAGATTGGTTGGTTCGATTACTACAGACGCTACTCCACATTTTAGACCTATTAGAAAAGTAAATGATTTAGTTTTTTTATGTGATCCTTATGGTTATGTGAATACATCGTCTTCCTTTGTAGAAGCAAATATGGATATTGGCCCTTATACTTCTTATTTTGCTCGAAAAGCTCTTTTAAATACATTTATAAATACATCAGGTTCTGTAGATGCCAATGCCCGTTATCAAGCACGAGCAACTTATTTTGCTCCTACAAATTATCAATATGATCACTACTTTTTAGTAAATGTTTCTGGAGCAGATTCTGGGTATGGTTATGATTCTAATAGTGGTTGGGTTGATCTGGAAGCAGATCTTGCGGCTGATCCTCCTGTAGTTAATTTTAGTCATGTTTATACATGTTCTGGAGCTGTTTTCTTTGGTTGGTTGGTTGGTTTTCAAGAAATCTTACCTCAATAATCTCACTCATTTTGTGAATTATCCTTATCTAAAACGCATGATTTTTGTTGTGTCTTTGTAAAATAATTATGAAAATAACTTTCTTTATTAGTGATTGGGGAGGTTGTGGTTATTACCGTTGTGTTGTTCCTGCTCAATATTTAATTCAAAATGGTGTTGAATTTAAAATACACACAGAGTATAAAAGAGAACACATCGATCAAAATGATATTATAATTCTTCAACGTCAATTTGACCCTAATGTTCTTTCTTGGCAAAAATATGCTCAGGATCAAGGTATTAAAGTAATCTCTGAATGTGATGATGATATTTTTCATGTACCTCCTTGGAACCCCACTAAAGAGCATTGGAGATCTGTTCGTAAAGTCTCTGCTGAAATTTTAAAGAGAAGCGATTTAATAACTGTAACAAATAAGGCTTTAAAAAAAGAATTTTCGAAACATAATTCGAATATCTCTATTTTAGAAAATTGTATTGATTTCAAAGTTGTATCTCAATTAGAAAAGAAAGATTATTATAAACAAATTATTGAACTCGAACACAATCCAATGAGAAGAAAACCTCTTTTGGTTAGTAAAATTATTAATGAGAAAAAAGAACTCGGTAAAATTAATATTGGTTGGGCAGGTAGCTTTACACATGAACGGGACTTATTTATTCTTAGAGAAGTTTTACCTATAATTTGTAGAAATAATCCAAGAGTTATGATTTATATGGCTGGCTTTACTTTAAGGGAATTAATCGAGAAAATTCCTTCTCATCAGTTGCGTTTGATAGAAGGTGTTGATACTCCGAAATATTTGCCTTTGTTATTTGCTTTAAATCTTGATATAGGTCTTTGCCCAATTGAAGAACACCTCTTTAATGAAGGTAAGAGTAATCTTAAAGCTTTAGAATACTTAAGTGCTAAGATTGTACCTGTTGCTAGTAATTTTGGTAGTTATAAAGAAACACTCAAAGACTATGAAACAGGTTTTTTATGCTCTACAAATCCTAAGCATTGGGTCAAACGAATACAGGAGTTAATTGATTCATATTCTCTTCGAAATAGAATGGCTGAAACCGGTTACAATTTTGTAAAGAAAGACTATAATATTGTATATAATTGGAAGAAATGGAAAGAATCTTATGAGCAAGTGTTAAATGGCTCAAGTAGTATTTTTTAAATCAGATAGTACGGGTTGTGGTTATTATAGATCTGATTTACCTGCGAAGGTTTTGAAAGATCATGGTATCTCATCGGAAGTTCGTTTTATTAAGCCTACTTTTAGAGCATATCCTGAAACTAAAGTTATTTTTGTCCAGCGTCATTATATTTTTATTGATGTTCCTGCTTTACTTCGTAAATTTAAAAGACGAGGTTTGAAGATAGTTTATGATTTGGACGATGACTTTTTTAATTTAACTCCAGAAATCAATCTTTATCGTATAAGAGAAAATTTATTAAAAGAGATCCGAACTCTAGCTTCTTTTGCAGATATAATGACAGTTTCAACTCCTCAGTTGAAGGAATTATCAAAACAGATTTTTGATCAAGAAATTGTTGTTATTCCTAATATGCTTGATCTTTCAATTTGGAAACCTAATAAAACAAAGGATGATGGTAGAATACGCATTGGTTGGGCAGGATCACCTACCCACCACAGAGATTTAATGTCGATTTATCCAGTTTTAAAAAGAATTTTGAACGAATGTAATAATGTTGATTTAGTCTTTTTTGGTTATTGCCCAAAAGATTTTTTAAAATTTGGTGAAAGAGTTTCATTTATTAAAGGTGGATCTTATGACTATTATGTAAATACTTTACCTGATTTAGGTATTGATATTGGGGTTATTCCTGTTATTGATTCAGCATTTAATAAATCGAAGAGTTTAATTAAATTTGCAGAATATTGTGCTTTAGGGTTGCCTTGCGTTATATCAAATTTACCGCCATACCATGAAATTGCTGGAGATAGCAGAGATTTTCTTGTTTCTACTGAGCAAGATTGGTATAAAAAGTTAATACTTTTAATTCGAGATTTAGACCTTCGAAAGACAGTTTCTAAATTGAATTTAGTTATTGCTAAACAGTTTAGTGCAGAAACTAAAGGGAATCTTTGGCATTCTTTAATCAACGCAATCCAAACCAATAAAATCACTAAATAGCATTCAGTAACTTTATTAAATTTGATTTATCAGGGTAAACCCTAATAGGGTGAAGCGCAGCACCCTCTATCACCTCCGATCTTGGCTTAACGCCACTATCTTTGATGACTACTTTAGAATCTGAACCAGTCTTGGTGACTACTTTCTTAGCTATATTCAAACTACCATTAACATCTGAGTTAATCTTAACACCCTTGGATGATTTGAAGAGGCCTCTAGTGATTCTTTTGCCTAGATAAGTTTTATGTTTACAAACTTCTTCATTGTCAAGAAAGCTACACTTGCTAGTATAACTCTCTTCATTTGTGATTACTCTAATATTGACCTCTTCTGATTTGTATTTCAGCATATTGATTAACTTAGTAAATGGTATTTGAACAAAGTTTTGATTGTTGATATGGCCTAAGTTAACCTCAGTCTTCCATTGTTTGTTGTGACCAATTATGATTGTATCGATATTATTGTCTATACAATAATTAACGATAAACCTACTTGTTTTATGGAGATAATCATTGATTCGGTTATTTCTTTTAAAAGTGATTTGTCTGATTTGTTTAGATGACTTTTTA